ATAGGGTCTGCTGCGCCACCGCGAGCTGCCAGATCATAATTGCCTGGACGGTCAATCTCACCAATGCCAGTATTGCCTGCGTTTGCCCACGTCTCTGTCGGGTCGTAGGTTGCCCACGTTAATGCACCAGGTACTTGCGCCCAGCTTGAAAATAGAATTTGTGACAACACGTCAAAAATCTGATCACCGTCAAAGTCGCGTGGCAATGCGTCTGTAAAAATGAACTTAGGCAAACGAGATAATGCGCCAAGTGCTGTGATGCTATAAGTCTGGGTAAACATTGTGCTACCTACGTCGCGCACCTCTAACCCAATGTCTACGACGTTGCCGCCAAAGATAGGCACATAAACACCCGCTGTGTCTTTAACCGAAACACCTATTGTGCTGTTAATGCTGACAGGTATTGCCGTTTGATTGACGTCGAGCAGCTCTAAATTGACGTAGCCTGCCTGCGCCTGCTCATAAATGTTTGTGCGACCTGTGCGTATTGTCAGGTTAGCCAAGACGGCGTCTGTGTACTCAACACCGTCAAGCTCTACCAGCCAAATTGGCGACCACTGCGTCATGCTATTTGCAGGTTACTTGCGCCGCCTGTACCGCGATAGAAGCTGTTATTTAATGTGTCAACAATTGTGCGTGCTGTGCCCTCTTTGTCAAACGCACCTGTGACGCTGAGGTTGATCGTTGTGCCCATGCTTGCTGCCTCGCCCTGACGAAAACGACCAGCGTTGAATGAGCCTGAAACAACGTTGCTTGCTGCGGTTGCAGCCACGGCAGCTGCTGTTGCAATACCTCCACCGCCTGTGCCACCGCCTGTGCCACCGCCTCCAGTAATACCAGTTGGCACGGTTACCGTTGGTGTTGATGAAAGCGAACCTGTCGACATGCTGAAATTGCCAAGCGCACCAGTTGAGGTAGACCCACTGCCAATTTTGTTAATTGGCGCAATGTCTGCACCTGGCTTAATTAGATTAAAACCCTTGATTGCAATGTTGATCAAGTCAATGGCAGTGTTAATTAAACCCTTTAATGCACCTACAACGTTTGCCATAATGTTTAGGACAACGTTTGCAACGTCACCGATTAAACCAAATGCTGTACCAATGACTTTGCCGATAATGGGTGCAGCAAATTTGACCACGTCAAAAAAGGCTTGAAACTCGTCTTTGTTTTCAATAAGTGTTGCTTTGACTTTATCAAAGGTTGACTTCATTGCATTAAAAATTGGTGTTACTAAATCTTTAATTACACCGGCAACGTCGCTAATAATTTTGCCAAAGCCGTCGCCCTTTGTAAGACTAAATGCGCCGCTAAATGCGTTAATTGCAGGCAGTGCATTTTCGTTAATAAACTTTAACAGTTTGTCAAGGATTGGTAGTAAAGCTGTGCCTACTGCCTCTTTTGCTTCATTAAACGCAACCTGCACGCGTGCGATCTGCCCTGCGTAAGTGCCAGCGTTTGCAGCAGCTGCGCCGCCAAACAAATCTGTTAGTCTGCCTTGAACTTGCTCAAATGACATAGATTTAAGCTCTGCTGCATCTAATCCGACGCCTAGTTTGCCAAGTGCCGTTGTATTGCCGTCATAGGCTTTTGCAAGGCTATTTGCTACCGCCTCGACTGGCTTGCCTGTAGCTGCTGCAATGTCTAAAGCTGTAGCCAGTAAATCTTGCGCCTTTGTTGTGTCGCCTGTTGATCTAACCAAGCGACTTAGTGCAGGTCGTAGCTCATCATCTGCAACACCTGTTGCCAATGACATTTGCAAGATTGCTTGCTCGGTAGCAGCAATTTGACCTTTTGTTGCACCAGTCGCATTTTCTAAAGCAAGCGCAAGCTGCGTCTGTGCCTTTTCGTCTGCTATTGCAGCTTTAACGCTGTCAATGCCAATAGCGATCGCGGCTGCACCAGCAGCGGCAGCAGCTGCGGCAAATGCTTTCCCAATTGCTATGCCAGCCTTGCCAACCCTGTCGCCAAATGAGTCGACGTCGCCTGTAGCTGTTTTAAGCGATTTGTTGAGATTGTCAACGTCGCCAAGTATCGAAAGTTTAAGGGTACGACTGCCAGCCATTAGTCATACTTCCTAACTATTTTTGAGAAACTTTGTTCCCACTTTTTGATGATCTCAGGTTGTGCTGCACGCAGTGTTGGGTAAATAAACCAACCGCGTGAACCTCGACCCTCACGACCTGACCACACTGGGAATTGCTTATACTTATTTGAGCCAAACTCAACACCGCCCCATAGCTGCTGTGTTGTGCCGCCGCCGCTTAACTTTTGTCCAGCAAAACCAAAACTAATCTCACCGATCTTTGACGACTTGGAAACCTTTGCACCTTCTGCAACTCTGTTATCTAGGCGATTGCGTGTGCGCGAGGCAGCAGCAGTCACGATCTGACCTTTGACGTACTCTGCCAATTCGCTTGTCGCTTCTTTGGCTTGCGCTAGTGCTTCCTCGTCCATTGCCTTAAAAGATTTAATGATTGCGCGCAGCTCAGCCTTGTCATAACTAATTGCTTCCTTAGCCATTTGCGCGCCTTTCCAAAATCTCGATCACGGTTAAAATGTCCTCTGCTGTCTCAAAAACGTCTGGTGGTAACCCTGTTGCCAAGGCTACCTCCCAGACTATTCTGCTAAGGCTTCCGACTGCGTAGCTTTTGGGTTTGCCTCACCGACCGTGACCTCTGCGATTGTCTCAGTCCAAATGTCAAGCGGCTTAACAGGCTTGCCTGCGGCTGCACGTTTCATAGCGTGATAGGCAAGAAATACTAGATCAGCAATGCCGATCTTTTCCTGTGCCTGGCTAATAGTGTGACCTGTTTGCTTTTCCCATTTAACCCACTCAGGCGGCGCAGCTGTGTACGTGATCTGCGTGCCGTCGTTGTATTCAATTGTGATTGGTAGTTTCATTTTGTCTCCCGATTGTTAGTGATTTATGAGAAGTTTTCGGTTGGTGTACCGACAACAACAAATGATAGATCAACGGTCTGTGCATCTGGTGCAGCACCGCCGACACTTGGGAATACTGGCATGACGTTGAATGTGTAAACCGCACCTGTTGTAGCTGTCAATGAGACTGCTAAAACTGTGTTTGGGTTGGTTTCGCATGCTGTCCATAATGACTCGCAAAGTGATGAGGCAACGCCCCAGTCTGCAAGCATTGTCATGTCAAATGTCCACTGATCGTCAATGTGCTTATAAGCCTTGCCGTCTAGTGTTTGGTATGTCTCTACTGTTGAGTCCACAGAAAGCACTGCGCTGGTCGCCTGTGCGTCGTAGTTAACTGTTGCAATGGTCACGACTAAATCGCGACCAGTGATGATTGTCGTTGGCATTTTGTCTCCTAGTTAGTTTGTGTGTAATAAGTCGAAACGTTTATGTCAGCGACGAGCATTGGCGATTGTCCTACTTCCAACACTGTCGGCTTTTCAATAACGCCAACGACGTATCCTGCTGGCATTGCAGCAAGAATTCCTATGATGAGCTGCTCTAAATTGTCCAATGAGCCTGCATTGCTGTTGCTCGCGACAATTGCTGTAATTGCAAAATTAAGTTTGACCTGTGTTTTTGACTTGCCGATCAAGACAACTTCCATGTAAGGACTGTCGGGTACGACAACAATGGCAGGCGGTATTGGTGACTCGGGAACGCTTGGGTAGACGTTGGCAGATAGCGCGCTAAAGGCTGTCGCTAAGGCTGATCGTGTCTCGGCAATTGAATTGGCTGGCATTTATTGGCACACTGTCTCAGCGTCCAGGTAAGGCATAAGCAATGTGCTGACGCGGTTAGTCAAGCTGCGACCCATACGGTATGGCGAGCTTGTAAAGTCAACGCCCTCGATCTGACCACCAGCTGCAACGCGTGACTGAAAGACCTCAACGCTTACAGCCAGAATTGCTGACTCAATTGCTGGTGTAGCTGCATAAATACTTGCTGCTGAATAACCTGACAATGTTGCTTTGCCGTTTGGCACGATTGGACGCATTGTAACGTCTGTGCTTGTTAGTGCCGCCGTAAAGTAATACGGCGCGCTGTCAACAACTGTAAAGGTTGCGGTAAATGGTGCAGGCAAACCTGTGACGACAATCGACTGACCAGTTACAAAGTAATGCTCACGAATTGTAAAAAATGTTGCGACGTTATCTTTCAGCTTGTAAGCCTCGACGCCCGACACGTTTGCAACCAGCATTGGCAAAATTACGTCCTCGCTGGTGTTGATGATTTCGTCTAAATAAGCGTCGCTGTAAAGTGAAACGGACACGCCAAGCACCGTGCGCAATTGACTTGCTGTGACAATGCTAGGCATGTCCGTTTCCTTTCGACTGCTGCGGCGACCTCGGGAGAAATCGCCGCATGATTAGTGGGTTGTTATCAGGTCTTGTTGATACCGAACGCGCCTGCACCGATCTTGGTTGCAATTGCGCCGTAACCGTAAACGGATACTGAAATTTCACCTGAAGCGATTACGTCTGCACGCAAACGGTATGTTGGTGACTCGTACCATGTGTAAGCACTTGGATTGATGATCAAGATTGAGTCATCTTTGTCAGTGTTGTTGTCAGTAGGTACGTTAGCTGTTACAAATAAATCAAGACCAGCTACGTTGCCGCGGATTGAGTCTGGACGCACGACGCCCCCCGCATTGCTTGGCTGGCTCGCCATGTAAATTGGTCTCCCCGACTCGTTAAGAGTCATTAGGTTTGCCCACTGTGATGTGTTAGCCAAGATGTTCTTAGCAAAACCTTGTGTGTTTGAGTAAACAGATGCAGCACCGCGAGAAACAAAACCAAGCAACTCTGAGGCTGTTGGGTATGTTGTAAGTGTTGTTGCATCAGCTGATGCGCCAGCTGCTAGTGCTGTGTAAACAGCAAGGTCTGTTGCCTTTGCGTAAGCTGCTGCCATGTTTGATAGTAGCTCGTTAAAGAATAGTGGTGATGTGCGATCTAGTAGCTCAACGCTAAATTTTTGCTGTCCAGCATACTTCTTGACTGTAACTGACAAGAAACTTGAAGCCTGATCTGTTTCGCTTGGTGATCCTGCTTCTGCTGTTTCAGCAACTGTTGGCATTGTTGTGATCTTTGGAATTTCGAATGACATACCAGCATCAGGCAAAGCGCCACGGCTGATTGCGTCAATTGCTGAACGTGTTGTGTTTGCAAGTCCGTTGATAACTTCTGTCAACTGACGTGTAGGTACAAGACCTGCGTTGTCTGTTGTGTCATCTGCCGCTGCGACATACTGACGTGCTGACTCCTCGCCAAGTGATGCGCGGATTGTGTTTTCCAAATACTTAGCAGCTGTAAACTCTAGGCGTGGCTTTGTTGTCCAACCGCCTACGGCTGGCTTTGCATTTGCTGTGATTGACTGAGCAGCTTCTACCGTCTCGACGGTTTCCGCGTTTGTGACGGTGTTGTCCACTTCGTCTCCTTCTGTTGTTGGTGTTACCTCTGGCTCAACTGTTGAGTCAGAAACTTCTGGATCGCCCTCTGTCGCTGCAACCTGCTCGACGCGAGCTGATCTAATTGCTGGCTCTGACGTCAAAGCAACGCCAGTCATTTCGCCCTTAATGATGCGCACTGTGCCGTCTTTGAGTGTCTCGTATTCGTCAAAATAAACTTCTACGCTAAAACCGTCGCGCAAACCTTCGCTGGCTTCGACTAAAGCGTCTGTACCGGCTGTTGTGTTTGCGATCTTAAAAGTAGCGTCAATACCTTGCTCGTTTGCTTCAATTGACAAAGTCTTGCCAATGCGACGTGTGCGATCGTGTTCCAAATTGAGTAACACCGGTACTGCCTCAATGCTTCCCTTTGCAAACTGCACTTTGCCAATTGACGCTGTGCCAGTCTCCTCAAATGTCACAATGCGACCAGTGATCGTGCGACTGTTTGAGTCTGCTGCCGTAATGGCAATTGGTGTAATTAGTTTTTTCATAGCAACATGTCCTCTTCCGCGCGTATCTCCTCGATCGACATTGCGCCGATACGATTTAGGATTTCATAAACTTGCGCGCGCTCAAATGGATTACCACGCAAGAAATTGTCTAGGTCAAACATAACTTTGTTGCCTGCTGGCGTAAAGTCTGCAAAAGATAAGCGTTGTTCCAAAATTGACATGTAATTTCTAAAAGCAAAATCGACCAGGTCGCGACGCTTGTCTAAGGCGTTGGCGTAGGTAAAGCTTGACTGCTGGCTATCTGTAAAATACGCAGGTATGCCACAAGCGCGTGATAATTCAAGGCTGACGTAATTACGTGCCTCGTTAAGCTGCAAATTCTTAGGGTCAAAGCCAACCGCTTCCATAGTAACGTCAGCATTAAGAAACGCTGTTGACTTATTGGCTCTAGCTGTACGCCATGCTTGCAAAATCTTTGCAACACGATCTGCTGGCAATGATGTGCCGTTTGACTTTAAGACCATAAGAGGTGTTGGCTCGTTGGCAAAATTGAGCGACGCCTTTTCTAGCGCGGCAGCTGCTTTAATTGTACGACCTGCACGAGCCAACAAACCTTCTTGCGTATTTGGGAACACGACAAGGTTTGTCGGGTCAATTGGCTTGCCGTCGATTTCGTAAGCCGTAATCTCTGTATTGTCAAAATTTGTTGTTATTGAAACGCGCTCTGGTGCAACGCGTTCCATTGCACGGATTTTGCCTGTGTCTGCGTATCTTTCCATGACCATTGCATAAGCTGCGTTGTGAAAGAATAGATCGCTAATTAGCCAGCCGTAAAATGTAGACCCTGGTATGCGTGGGTCAGGCTGGTTAATTACACGCGGCTGTGTAATTTTTTCGCCTGTTGCTTCATTGCGTGTGTGCAATGGCAAAGACGCAATTGTTTGGATAATACTTAAAGCACGCGCCACCGTCGGCACACTCATGGCTTCTGCGCGATTTGCCTGCGCTATGCCGTAAAAGTAAAAATTGTTGTTTTCTGTAAAGTACGGCGCAAGACTTGCGTCAATGTCCAAAGGCGCAGCTGGAACGGCAGCTGCAACCTTTGGCAAAAATAAATCAAATAAACCCATGCCTCAATTCTTGCAGGCTTATACGATCAACCGACCATGATGTCAAGATCATTGTCTGGGCGTGTCGCAAAATGTGTTACGAGTGCAACTGCCACTGCGCCACACACAACTGCGTTACTTGCACGCCGTCCGATCACCCAACCGCCGTCACCACGACGTAATTGCACCGCAGCTAGTATTTCCTCGGTTAATTGGCTCTGCCCCCTATGTTTCAAGCGATTTGAGTTAATTGCTGAAAGCATCTCGTCGCAACTTTGCGGATACGAGCCGTCCATGTCAAATACAGGTATGCCAGCAGGTGCAAGGCGTGATGCAACCGCACCGGCTGATTTGCGACTGTAAAGCACATACTCGGTCGGATACTTGCGTGCATAGTCTGCCAATTCGTTGGCAATTTCACGATCATCTAGCTGTAAGTCATTTGACCAGCTGTGCAGCAGCTTGACGACAAATTGCTCACTGCCAATTTTCTGAGCGCCGACAAGACTTGCGTGTTTTCTGTCTGGTGAAAGATCGATTGCCAACCAGGTTGTTTTCTCAGGGTCAAGGTCGACTGTCTTGTCTAAGCAATTATTCCACGCAGCTGCATCAACAATGTTTTGGATTGCCACAACCCACCTGCACAATACCTCGGACATAACAACGTTAGGTGGGTCGTTAAGAACCGATCTAATGTTGTCCTCATGGATTGTCACACCCATTGCAGGGTTTGCATGCCTTGCATTTTCTAGTGTGATCTCATCTGTCGGCGACGACCACTCAAAATAAGCAATGTCGTCAATAACGCCGCCAATACTTGCCATTGCCCTATCTCTAAAAGAATTTAAGACGACGGACGTATTATCGCCAGCATTTGTGTACCCCATAAGCATCGGGTTAGGCGCAGCCATAAGGGTATAACGCAATGAGGCGTACGAGTCCATGTTGTTCATACGCAACAATTCGTCAAGGTGTATCGTCGACGGTCGGCTAATACCACGAGCAGCTGAGCCACCAGCACGCACCATGAACCGCGTGCCCATTTTTGTCTCGATCTCCTCCGCGCCATGATTGAGGCGTACCTTCTTGACTTGCTTTGCTAAAGAG